ATCCCCCGGATCTCACCCCGAGGGAAGTGTCCTCCAAGAACGTGACTAGGGTAGCACGGGTTCCTTGATCTGTCGAACAATAAGTGGTGCTGGATGAACCGTCAAGATTGTTGCAGGCTTACTATCCAGACCACGTTCGCACATACCATTGGCATCCATGAAAACAGATATAACCTCTCCAGCGCTGACATGGCACGAGATTGCCTTGTCAATGAAATTTCCACTGGCATCAAAGACATAGCATGGCCCCCATCTTTCATTTGACTCGTGGGCATCAACATGACGATCAATGGGCCAGCCGTCAGGAACAATGAAATCAGCCATGGTGCAGTTGGATCATTGCATCAGTTACTGTAAACAGCATAGCAATGACAGCAGATGCAACAACGATGGTGATTGCGGTGATTTCGGCCTTTGTCATGGCAGCCAAGCAACGGTGATATTGTATCCCACTGTTCTTTTCCTTGTCAATGCTTTAAGATTCCGACAGAGGGTTGACACGAATGCCGATCAAGGCAAAGGCGACACGATATGCGGACCAGGCATCGCTGCGCGGATTGGGGCTACTGGCAGATCAAGCGATCTTGAATCGGCTATCGAAGCGAACGAAATCGAGACTGGATGGCGAGGATCTTGAATCCAGGCTGGTTGCTGATTTACTGCCGTATCAGCGTGACTTTGTATGTGACTTTGATCACAAGTACGTTGGGTTCTGTGCGGGCTACGGTTCTGGTAAATCTTACAGTGCCGTAATAAAAGCAATTCTTCTTTGCTTGCGATCTCCTGGCTTCACGCATTTGTTTCTGGAGCCCACCGTTCCGCTAATCATGGACGTGGCGCTACCTACTTGGTTCCAGGTGCTGGAGAAATACTCGATCCCGTATGAGTTCCGCGCTTCTCCCCGCCCGAACATCATTCTGAAGATTCCCGGTGGTGACACTCCGATACTACAGCGGTCGCTTGAAAACTACCAACGTCTCGTCGGTGTCAATGCTGCTTCACTGGTAGCTGATGAAATTGACACGTCCAGGCATGACATTGCCGAGAAAGCAATGGTGAAGCTGCAGGGTCGCGTTCGTGTTGGTAACTGCCCACAAATTTGCACCGTGTCAACGCCTGAAGGCTTTGCATGGATGTATTCCTTCTACGTTAAAGAACCAGCTGACAACAAGAAGCTGTATAAAGGTAAGTCCCGCGAAAACCCATACCTTGATCCCGGTTTTATTGCTGACCTCGAATCTAAGTACCATCCGTCACTGATTAAGGCGTATCTCGAAGGTGAGTTCGTCAACCTTGAATCTGCCACTGTCTTCTACGAGTTCGATCGACAGAAGCATTCCACTGGTCTGTTTCATCCCGAAGCCGGTGAACGCATTGTGTTTGGCGCTGACTTCAACGTGGGTCAATGCCAATCCGTTTATGGTGTTGTCCGTCCTGGTCCTGGTGGTCAGCAGCTGCACTGTTTTGATGAAGCTCGTGTCCCTGATACCTTTGCGCTTGTTGCTCATCTGCAACGCAAATTCCCACGTCATCTGGCGAATGGCATGATCACCTGCTACCCGGACGCCAGCGGCAGCCACGGCTCGACTGCCTCGACCCAGAGCGACCACGACATCCTGCGGAATGCCGGCGTGCAGGTGGTGACGGAGCGCCGCAACCCGCCGATCGCGGAGACCCTGGCCCACACCAACCTCTACATCCACCGGAATTGCATTCTCGTCAATCCAACGACCTGTTACGACACCATTGCATCACTGGAGCAATGGGTGTATGACAGCAAGACGATGAAGCCGTTGAAGGGTGGTGCCACCGACCACTCCCATGCTGGTGATGCGTTCCGCTACCTCGTTTGGCAGGTATTCCCCAGGGCTGGTATGCGTGCTGGCTATGGCCCGCGTTGGAAGTAGCGCTATGATTGCGGCGCACCACAGCCACATCAATGAAGCCATCCACTCGCTACATGCAATTCAAGAAAGAAATTGGTGATATTTTACTTGAGTGCGGACAGTTTGAGACCTGCGAGCAAATCACCGATCTGATTGGCCAGCTTCGGCTTGTTGTCAATGACGTCGCCCACTATCGTTCTGTTGCGCTTTCATTTACCTGCCCAGAGCTTTATAGTAAGTTGATCACGGTTTGCATTGGCGTGATTGAAAGTGGAGAGATGACAATTTACTCAGTCATTGGCACGCTTGAAATGCTGATCACCATCTACTGTAATACCTTGAATGAAATCATCGCCAGGGGTAGTGCCGAATAAGGCTATAATGGTGGCAAAGTGATAAAACCATGATTGCCACGCCCAGCTCGCTGATTCTCGGGGCCGACGATAATCTCGATCCGTTTGAGCGTCGGTTCCCGGAACAGGAAACATTCCTGGAAGAGGTTGTAGATGCTGATTCCTACTCTCCCGAGCAAGCGCAGCAGATGACACGGCTGATGCCGATCAAATTCTGCACCTATCCCGAGTATTGGCTTGATGAAGCGGCGCCTGGAACGATTCCGCAAGATCATCGAGAGCACCCGGAGTCTTACAACGTCCGCAAAACCCGTGCACTGACGTGTTTCGAGCCGTATTATAGCCATCTTGTTGACCTGATTGTTGGTACAGCACTGCGAAAAGGGGTAATCCTTCCCCAGGACGTACCTCCGCAATGGGAAGAATTCTTCAAAAACGTCGATCTCCAGGGCAATGCCATCACTTCGTTCACTAAAGAGCTGTTCACGAAGGCTCTGAATGGTGGTGTTGCCGGCATTTGGTCTGAATATCCACGAATGCGCGACGGAATTACGTCCGCCGAGGAGATCATGCTGAATGCCAGGCCCTATTTTGTCATTATTCCGACTGATGATGTGCTTGATATTCGTGATGATCGTGGCCCGGTAACAATCAATGGGGTTACGAGGTACGATACTCGCGTTACATATCTGCGAATCAAGTCGGAAATTCGTCGCCCAAGCCTTGAAAACGAACATTTTGAGGAAGTTATTCCTACTGTCGTTGTTTACGATCTGATTCCGTACCAAAATCCTGGTAGCGATGTCGTTGAAGAGCGTGTTCGTTGCCGTATTTACGAAAAAGACACCGGAAACGAGAATGTCAACAGATATTTGCTTAATGAAGGCATGACAACCATCCTTTCGCTGTCATTTATTCCCTTCCGGCCCTGCTACGGCGGCAAAAAAGAGGCATTTTTCCGTGCCCGTCCACTTCTGTATGACGTTGCCCGCCTCAATCTGCACCACTGGGCCGTTTCTGCTGATCTTTCCGAGAACATTCACCTCAATGCGTCCACGATGCTGACCGGTACTGGCATCAGGCCGGATGAAGAGATTTTTTCTGGTGCTGGTCGTGCCTTGTTTAGCGCTAATCCAGATGCAAGGTTTGGAATGCTGTCTCCTGGCATGGAGGGTGCCGACACAACATTGAAAGAACTTGCACGGATTGAAGCCGCGATGGACAAGTTAGCTGCCGTGACGATGACACCTGGCAAAACACAGGTTGAATCAGGCTTTGCCAAGCTGCTCGATCGCTCTCAATCTGATTCGCAACTTGCTGTGCTGATCAGTTCACTGCAGGACTGCCTGAATGCAGCGTTGATGTACGCCTCCGCCTACCGCAACTACCCACCGATTGAAATTACGATTAGCAAGAACTTCATTCCCGTCAAGCTTCATAGCCAGCAAGTCATGGCATACAGCAGCTTGTTCAAGGATTCCAATGCTATTCCCATTGGCACATTTCTTGAAATGCTCGATGCTGGTGAGCTGTTTGAAGGCTTGCCGAACTTCAGCGTTAAGACACTGCTTGAAAAGATGGGCCTGGAGGGAAGCGAGACCGCAAAGGATCTCGGAATCGGCCCCAACAAGGAACAGCTTGCCCCGGAGCCCCCTGCAACAAACAACATGCAGAACACTATGGAGGAAGCTACTGGCAGAGCGCTGGAGGGCGAGAGCATGGAAGCGAGCGTCGAAAGCAGGGAATCCTGATCCCCGTTCGGTGCTACACTTCCAATAGTCACAACGCAAACTGTTCGTGCCTCCCGAATCCCAAGACCCCACCACCAACGACTCCAGCAACCTGACCATCGAGGAGCTGCAACGCAAGCTGGACGAACAGGCCATCAAGATCAAGAGTCTTGAGGGCACCAAGTCCGGCCTGCTTGCTGATCTACGGAAAAAGAAAACCGTTGAATCACTGATCAAGGCTGCTGGTATTGACTTGAATGCCGAGAACTTTGAAGATCAGGTGATCCAGGCTGTCACCGCTGTTCGCACCGGCACCACCGCCACTGGCACCCAGGAGACCCAGCAGCAGCCCTCTGGCCAGTCCAGCGGGGAAACTCCCAGCGAGGCGGTGGACTCGGCCCTGCGGGCGCAGCTGTCGGCCCTGCAGAACCAGATCAACCGCCTGACCGAGGAGAATGTGCAGAAAGATCAGATGGCGCAACGCGAAAAGCAACTGCGTCGCCAAAGCATTCTGCAATCCAAGGTTGTTCAGGAACTCGAAAGGGCCGATTGCCAGCGGCCGAGCCATGTCTACAAGCTGCTGCAAGATAAGTTTCATCTCCTCGATGATGATGAAACCGCTGTTTTTGGCTCCGAGGATGATCCGGTTACTCTTCGTGATGCTGCAACGAAGCTTCGTGAAGATGAGGAGTATTCAATTTACTTCCGAGGATCTGGCGCGAGTGGTTCTGGCCTGCCCGCCTCTCGCACTTCCGTTCCGATGTCCAACAATCCTTTCGCCGTTGGATCTGCAAACGCAACCGAAGCGGCAAGGATCATGACCGAAGATCCGAGCAAGGGTCGTCGTCTGATGCAAGATGCAAGGCTGGCCGGCAAGCTCGATCCGATCATTGGCCGTGCGCTCTCGGCGTCCTAAGATCGGAAGGGACTTGGGCTATGAGACCTCCGCGAGGGGGTCTTTTTTTTGTGCCTAGACTGGGCCAACCGCCGAAATACTATGCCACTGAAATCTGGTAAATCCAGCAAGGCAATGTCTTCCAACGTGAAGAAGCTGATGGATGAAGGCTATCCGCAAAAGCAAGCGATTGCCATTGCTTATTCCAAAGCCAGCAAGAGCAAGAAAAAGCCAAAAACCAAAAAGGGCGGAAAATGAAAAAGAACATTCCAACCGACAAAGCTCTTTACGCAAGGGTTAAGGCCGAGGCAAAAAGAAAGTTCAAGGTTTATCCAAGTGCCTATGCAAATGGATGGCTTGTTCGTGAGTACAAGAGGCGTGGCGGTGGCTATAAAACCCAGGAGGTAAAGAGTGGCAAAAAGTAAAAAGCCAAGGGGCGGCTTGGGCCGTTGGTTTGCTGAAAAGTGGATTGACGTCAAGACTGGCAAGCCCTGTGGCAGACAGGAGGGTGAAAAGCGTAAAGGGTATCCGGCCTGCCGACCATCAAAGCGGGTATCCTCCGAAACACCAAAGACTTCAGGCGAGCTTTCCAAGAAAGAAAAAGATAAGTTCAAGAGAGAGAAGACAAGCTCAAAGAGAATTGGCTATCAACACAAAAGGAAGAAGCGCTCCTAGCGGCAATGGCTAAAATTACAACTGAAGCTATTTGTGGATGATCAGAGATGGCGGCAACACCTGAGCGGGTCAAAAGCACCATGAAGAGGCTTGGCCTTTCTGGTGTCAACAAGCCTAAGCGGACTCCAAGTCACGACAAAAAATCTCATGTCGTGATGGCAAAAGAAGGCGATACCTATAAGCTAATTCGTTTTGGCCAGCAGGGTGTGCAGGGCGCTGGCAGCAATCCAAGTTCCGCAAGTGAAAAAGCCAGGCAGCGATCTTTCAAAGCTCGCCATGCCAAAAACATTAAAAAAGGAAAGCTGTCGGCTGCCTATTGGGCTGATAAGGTAAAATGGATTGTTGTGGCTACCCTGATTTCAAGCTCTATCTGCTGATTGACAATGGGAAAACTGTTTCGTGGGCAGATTGACATCTCGATGTTTCTGCCGATGGTCATTGGCATGATCTATGCGGGTACTGGTGGCTGGAGTGAATCCAGATGGACGGCTGCGCTGGCAATCATGGGCCTCGGGCCTGCGGCTCGCATTGGCTACGAGCGTGGCTACTGGACCGAAAACCCGGAGATTAGCCGATCCGTGCAATCGCGTGAACTTGTAGTGGATGCCCCAAAGCCCGCTACCAGGGCTCGCACACAATCCACCAAGCGTCCTGTAGCAAAGTGACAATGGAGCAATTTCGTGCAGTGAGTTCCCAGAACCCGCTGGTATTGGATATTTTGAGGGCGCTTGGAGTTGAAAACTACGAAACCGTAACATCGTTTTCAATTAACTTTGTTGCGGGAGAAGTTGCAACGGTCGATGTTTCCTACATGCCAAGCGAAAAGCAAATTGAAGAATTGAAGAAAGAGCTTGTTCAAAGACGATATAGCCTACTGGAGATAGTCCAACCGGAGACTGTCGCTAACATGGAAGACGGAACGTTCCATTCCAGCCATGGCCCTCAAAACTGATCGCAATGTCATCGCTCGTCAGATCACGACCGAAGTTGACGAAGTTCTGACTGCAATTCGTATTGCTACGGATTCCGTGAAGAACTGGACTTTCGTGCTTCCCGATGCTTTCACCGAAGCTCAACTGAATTCGCTGTTTGCCCAGGCTCCTACCGTCACTGGTACCAAAACCATTACCGCCAGTGGCTGTGCTGGTTGGGCTGCTCTCGATGCTGGCGAAAAGGCTGTGCTGACTGGTAAGGGCTATACCCTGAACTGATCACACGATCTTGCAATGTACGCCGGGGATAACACCCCGGCTTTTGTTTGTTTCTCCGTAGCCAGTGGCTATCATCTAGGCAATGAGGCCGTGCCTCGCAGCAGGATCGCTAGGCGGTCCAGCAGCAGTGCTGTGAAGCTGAACCGTCTAGCGGTCGTACCGCAACCCCTCGTACACTCGCATTAAGGACAATGCTGCTCGCAGGCGTTCCTTTTATCCCCACTCTCTTTCTTGAGTACCAACAGGAAGAAATCCAGGATCGCAATGCCCTGGTTTCCTCCGGCCTCATGGTGACGAACTCTGCTATCCAGGCTGAGTTTGCCAAAGGCGGCAAGACGATCGACCTTCCTTTCTTCGGTGATCTCTCGGGTGATTCGGAGATCCTGAGCGATACATCTGGCCTGAGCCCCGCCACCCTGACCGGTGACGTGCAGACCGGTGTTCGCAACATGCGTGGCCGCGCCTGGAAGGCCAGCGATCTCGCTGGTGAGCTTTCTGGTGCTGACCCGATGCAGGCCACTGCTCGTCGCACCGGTCAATACTGGGTGCGTGACATGCAGAAGACTGCGATCAACATCATGCAGGGTCTGTTCAATACCGGCGGCCCTCTGGCCAGTAGTCACGCTGTTGGCGGCACCTCTACTCAGCTTTCGCAAAGCGCGATGGTTGATGGTATCGCCAAGCTGGGCGACGCGGGCCAGGAGCTGACCGGCATCATGATGCGTAGTGAGGTTTACTACGCGCTGATGAAGATGGACCTCATCATTCCGGCGTCTACCACATCGCAGCTCGACAGCCGCCTGTCCGCGCAGCGCCTGGAACTTGGCACCTATCTCGGTCGCCCAGTGTTCGTTGACAACACACTTCCGTATGACGCTGGTGCTGGTACCGGTGGTGCCGATGTCCATCACACCTACTTCTTCGGCCCTGGCGCTTTTGCCTATGCAAATGCTCCCGCCAAGAACCCGCTCGAAACCGATCGGGACAAGCTGATGGGTATCGACTACCTGATCAACCGCACCCACTACATGATTCACCCGAACGGGATTAGCTGGGTCGGTAACGCTGCCGGTAACGCCCCTACCAACGCTGAACTTTCTACCGGTTCCAACTGGCAGAAAGTGTTCACCGACAACCGCAACATCCGCATCACCCGCCTTCGTTGCTACGTCTGATCACTTCTAGTTGATCGAGTGATTAAGCCCTCCTGCAATGGGGGGCTTTTTCATGGCTAGCATTGGTTTGGCGGCTTTCCGCCGCACAACAGCATGAGCCATGACCTCGGCAACCGTAATTCCAGCTACTTATGCGTTGGTTATTCCGCAAAAGGCGACGTTGCGGGAAGAGTTTGAATTTCCGTTTTCCGGCAGCGGCAAAACGGTTGTTGCCCAAGTTTGGTCTAGTGGCTGCGAGCCAAGGGAGCTTTTATTTCAGTTGACGGTTGTTGTGACACAGCTTACGCCGACCCTGAAGGTAAGGCTTGAGGCCCCGTGGACTGTAACGAAGACAGTTACAAAAGATGCTGCCTGGGATTTGCTTATCATCAATTCGGATGGCACCAGGGATCATTACTTGCGTGGTCCCGCTCCTCTTGACGAGCGCTCAACAGAGGCACTGCCATGACCGAGCCATCAATCAGCGTATCTGGGGCAATCCGTCCGATTATCAATGTTGTCGAGGACGGCGGCGTTAGAATTGTGAAAATCCTCGTCCCTGGTCCCCCAGGCCCATCAGCTCCAACCTACATCCACACACAGACATCTCCATCTACAACGTGGACAATTTCCCACAATCTTGGTCTCAAGCCAAGTGTTGAGCTTCTGAATACAGCAAGCCAGGAAATTGATGGTGACGTCTTTCACCTTTCCGATAACGTCACCGTTGTCAACTTCAACATTCCCGTCGCTGGCCTCGCAAGGCTTACCTGATCATGGCTCGTCCCATTTACGTCGATCTTGACCTGCTGAGCGCTAGCAGGATTCTGAACCTGCCGGATGCCACTGATCCGCAGGAGCCCGCAACCCTTGCGCAGGTTCGGACGTTTGTCGAGGGACTGGCCTGGAAGGATTCCGTACGTGTCAGCACGCAGGGAAACATCAACCTGTCTGCTCCTGGCGCCACGATCGACGGCATCAGCATGAGCAGTGGCGATCGGGTGCTGGTGCGACTGCAGACCAGCGAGCCAGGGAACGGGATTTACGTGTGGACCGGGGCCGCGACGCCAATGACGCGGGCACTGGATGCTTCGACGTTTGCCGAACTGGAAGCTGCGGTTGTCACCGTCGAAGAAGGTACGGATGGTGGCACGCAATGGCGGCAGACACAGGTAAACGGAACGATTGACAGCAGCAATGTTGTATGGACTGCGTTTGCTGCTGTGATCCCGCTGGCAAGCGAGACGACCGCCGGCCGAATCGAAATCGCCACGCAAGCCGAAACTGATGTTGGTACGGACGATCAGCGGGCTATCACGCCGCTGAAGCTAACGACTTGGAGTGGCAAGACGAAGCGCTATACAAGTGATATTGGCGACGGCTCGGCTACCAGTTTCACGCTGACGCACAACCTTGGCACTCGGGCGCTACAGGTGGCGATCTACAGGAACTCGGGAAATTACGACCAGATTGAAGCCGAGGTGCGTCATACCAGCACGTCAGCGCTGACGCTGCTGTTCACTTTGGCGCCGACTTCCAACCAGTTTACTGCTGTGGTGACTGGCTGATGGCAAAAGAGTTCCACGCCGACGTTGACCTGAAGGGTGCCCTGCTGCTTGGTGGTAGTGCCGGCATTCCTGGGCAGATCCCATACTCAGCGGGGCCTGGGGCGCCTGCCGTGTGGGACGACCCGCCGGCTGGTGGTACGGGCAGTGTCACGATTGCCGCCAGCGCCGCTGATGTGCTGTCAGCTATTGCCGGTGAGATCAGTGCAGATGATCCTGGCGCCGATCGACTGGCGTTCTGGGATGATAGCGCTGGCAAGTTGACATATCTGGAAGTAGGTAGTGGGCTAAGCATTAGCGGCACCACGATAACTGCAACGGGCGGTAGCGCTGGCATGAGCAGCCTTGCTGCCTCTTTAGTGTTTTAACATGGCCAACCCCAACATCAACAGCAGCACCATTCCCGTGTATGCCGGCAGTGAAGGTTATGCCGTCACCACGTCAATGACGGCATTCGTCAGCAACAGCAGCAACAGCAACACGGTGGTCCACATCACGAATCTGATGGTGGCCAACGTAGATGGCGTCAACGCGGCAGACATTACCGTGGAACTGTTCAACGGCACCACTGGATACAGCTACTGCAAGACGTTGACGGTGCCGGCTGACGCAACGCAGGTTGTGCTTGCCCGCAACGGCGAAGTCTTTCTGAAAGAGGGCTACAGCTTGCGTGCTCAGGCCAGCGCCGCTGGTGATCTTGAAATTACTTGGACTGAAAAGAGGATGGGCTAATGAGACTCGGATTGATGGGTAGGCAGGTTGATCTCACCAGGACTTCTGGCATCTATTCCATGGATGACGGGCTGCGATATGCCTCAAGTGCTCAAGGTCGCGCACCGATGACCGCCTATGCCTATGACGTCAACAACATCACTGGCATCTCTGGCACGATCCGGCAAGTGGTTTATGGCAAGCAGGGCACTCGCGCTTACGTCACGGTACTTGGTGGCACCAGGACGACGGCAGCGGTCCATCAGCTCAATCTCGGCGCCCCTTACGACCTGGCTAGTCGTACCAACCCCAGTAAATCTATTGTGCTGGGCGATTGGATGCTAAACTGCAATACCGTAACTTTTAACGCGGCTGGAACAAAGTTATATGCTGGTGGATATAACGCGGCGGCAGCCGTGGATGAGCGACTTGTAGAGTTTGACTTATCAACGGCGTGGGAGCTAGACAGCGCTACGCCTCTGGTGAAAAAACTATATGTAGGCGGCGAAGAAGCGCTACCGCAGGGATTTACTTTCAAGCCTGATGGGACTCGTCTGTTCGTGATTGGGACAAGCGGGGATGACATAAATCAATACAACCTTTCGACAGCCTGGGATATATCGTCGGCATCCTTTCAGGGATCCGCAAGCGTAGCAACACAGGCAACTACACCGGTAAAAGTGAGGTTCAACGCCGACGGCACCAAGCTCTTTGTGCTTAACAGCGGAAACGATACAATCTACCAATACAGCGTGAGCCCTGCGTACACAACTACAACGGGAGCACTCACTTATGATAACGTTAGCTATAGTGTGTCAACCCAAGAGGCTACTCCACTCGGATTCGACTTTGGGAACTCAGGCAACGATCTATATGTTGTCGGGCCAACTGGCGACAACATAGTGCGTTACGCCCTTGGCAGTGCCTACAGTTTGGCCAGTGTAACGTTTACGTCAGAATCAAGTGGTCTCGGTGATACGGCACCTAATTCTGTTTTTTTCAAGGACGGAACTAGGCTGTATGCAGCAGGGAACACCGCAGGAACGATCAGAACGTTCAACCTAACCGGTAGCGCATGGGACACCGGTAGCACTAACTTAAGTTTTCAGTCTGCACAGGGGCCTTTCTTTTCTGCAGATGGCCTTCGCGATTTGTATATTGGCGATTCTGGGACAAAACTTTACTGGTTGGATGATACTCGGCTTTGCGTCTACCAGGCGACACTTGGTACGGCTTGGGACATCAGTACGGTTGAGGGGATGGCTCTTGGTATATCTCGTTTGCGATACGACTCGATTATGCTTGCGAACGGCGATACCAGCCTGTTTATAGCTGATGCTTCTTCAAACTTATACCGATATACCCTGAGCACTGCAGGGCGATTACATACCGCAGGATCAGAGCAGTCGCAGGCAATGGGTGTAGGGGCGATTAACGGCATTGATTTATCACCGGATGGTCGCAAGCTTTACGCAGTCGGAACAAACTCATACTCAGTATTCAGGCTTTCATTGTCACCAGCATTCAGCTTAACGGGTTCGACTACAGACGGATATATTAGCGCTGGGGGCGATGTTGGCACAAGTGCCCAGACTGTTCCCGATTTCAGCGGGGTTGCTGTAACTCCAGATGCTACGGCTATTGAGGCTTGGTGTAGCACTGGTGGCACCGTCGCCCAACACCGTTGGAGGCTCAGGTTCTGATGCTGTACTCGCTAAATGGCGCTCGTCCCGTTCCGTTGCCTTTCCGCATTCACGTCAACGGCACGACTCGCACTGATCCATCGAGCTTCACGGCCGAGGAGATCGCCGCCGCCGGCTTCACTGGTCCGTTCATCGAGCCACCGTATGACCCGGCGACCCAGAGCCTGGACTGGATCGACGGCGCCTATGTGGTAGTCGATTTACCGCCACCGGAGCCTCAGCCGCAGTGGGTCGAGTTCAGTGCAACCCTGATGGGCGATCAGCAGGTGAAGGTCATGCTGATCCAGCTTGTTGCAGAGGATCCCGGCTGCTTCGGTGGCCTGATTGCCGGCCTTAACGAAGCTGCTAAAGGGGATTCAAGGGTATTTTTTGGATCCTGGGATTACGCAAGGCAAAACGGTTTCATCTCAGACACACTTGCTGAAAGCGTTTCTGTAATGGCAGCAGCCTTTAACTTGCCGGAGGTGTTTGTTTCCGCTTTGTTTCAGGAGGACCAATGATCGAAGGATTGGTCGAGTTATTGCGATAACCGCATCTTCTCTTGATGTTGCTGCGGTAGCTCGGCCAATTACGATGTCCATTGAAACCCGGAGTGCCCGCAATGACGAGCGGATCGGAGAGCTTTCCGGGGGCGACCGGTGGAGCGGAGAGCCTGGATACCCGACTGGGACGACTGGAGGGGCTGCTGCACGGCCTGCAGACGACGCTACTTTCAAGCCAGACAACGGTAACAAACTTTCTGACAAAACTCAGCGACTTGGAAAAAAGGCAGGTTGAGCTTGAGCGTCAGATGGTTACATCCGATGACATTAAGGAGATGACCAAGCGAAGCTCCGAAGATATGCGCGAGCTTACAAAAAGGGTTGAAGGACTCACCGCATCTGAAAATAGGTCAGAGGGGCAGAGGAGTCAAGCGCAATGGGCTGTTCCTGTTATTGCACAGTGGGGCACTCTTTTGGTTGCATTGCTTGCCTTGATTAGCAGTCAATTCAACCGGCAGGAAATTGAGCATAAAATTATCCCTGGGATTGAGCGACAGAAGTAATACTCGTCCCTGGTATAATGTGACATGACTGCCGATGGCAGCAATTCTTACTACCAGGAGTGTTGATCATGGGAGCAGCTTCCTTCCGAATGGCCAGGGAGCGGGAAGCCGCCAGACTGGCCGCAGAGGCCGCCGCAGCCACCCCTGAGCAGCCCGGCCAGGCTGCTGAGGTCGACGAGCCGGCAGAGGCCGCTCCCGAGCCCACTGCGGCCCCCGTGGCCAAGCCCAAGCCCAAGACCGCAACTCGATGACACGTCATGGCCTTTGTATCTACTCTTGGTGCCAGTGATGCAAACTCGTACCTGAGTGTTGCAAGGGCCACCTCACTGCTTGGTGATCTTCCTGCAAGCACCGGTGTTACAGCTTGGCTTGCTCTAACAACCGAAGAAAAGGAGCAGACGCTGGTTGCTGCAACGATGGCTGTCAATTCCCTTCACTGGAAGGGCCGGCCCGTTTCATCGACACAAAGCCTTGCGTGGCCCAGAGTTGTATCAGCCGATTACTACAACGTCTCGACTGAAGAGCTTCCGATTGATTTTCAGATCGGTGTTGCTTACATGGCGGCGTTTCTTGGGGAGACTGGCGGTTACACCGGAATTCTGAATCTTGACGGTGGCGCCACCGAACGCGGCAATCACGAATACGAAGAAGTTGAACTTGGGCGCAGTGATCTGAGGGTTAAGTTTAACCGGGATAACATGGCGCAAAGCGGGATGGGATACATTCCGCCGTTCTGCATGGATATTTTTGCTCGCTATATTATTCGTGGTGATTTCTATCAGCCTCGTGTGAGGCGCGAATCTACGGCGCGCATCAATCCGTACATGCCAAGCAACGCATTCCGCCCGAGCAATGTTCGCGTTGTGAACGGAATGGTCTACCCGGCAAGCGGTGGATGGGCCAGCAACCCACTGTAAATTACCATGTCTCTTGTAGATCGCATTTTTGCTTCGATTCCTGGACCGCTGATCAATCAGTGGGGAATTGATGGCGCCTACATCAAGCATGTTGATGAACAGCAATACAATCCGGCTACCGGCACCTACGACAATCCTATTGACAGGTTGACGGGTAGCCCCAAAGTCTTGAAAAACCGGATTAACATTAAGATGCTTCCGGTTCAACTTCAGGCCGAAGATGTCAAGGGTGAAGTTCAGATCACAGATGTTAAAATTCTGATTGCAGCTACATCGCTTGGCAGTTACTATCCAAGAACAAAGGATTGGATTGAGTACACGCAAGACGGGCAGACCAGAACTGCAAAAATTATTTTCCCAAACTCGTATCGTGGCGATTCGCCCGTATTTCACTCTGTTATAGCGAGGTTGTCATGAGCAGGAGAAAGCCAAGTCAGCGTGATCTGAATTTAATTGCAAAGCGTGGCAAGGGAATTAGCGGAAAAATCTCAAAAGACCTGAGGGCGAAGATCAATAATGCAACTCGTAGGGCCATGGCCGACATTATGAATGACCTTGCTGAAAAGGGACCACGGTACGGTGGTTCTTTTGCTGATTCGTGGCGTGCAATTCCTGTTGGGAACGAGGGTGGCAAGGTAAAAGACGGCGAATATCCGTACACCATCGAGAATGTCCCAACAATTCCGTCTACCGTAAAGGCAACTCAGCGTGTTGTTGTTTTTACGATCGACAACATCGCGGATTACGCACCTGTTGCCCTGGATCTTGAACCCGGAAAATTCATTGATCCTGGATACGAGCCAATGGGTGGCATTGAATTCAAGGTTGTAGAGGGTCGTCGCTATGGGCCAATGCGAGGTCAGGTTGCTCCGGCTGGTAGTGGTGGCGATGTCAATCTTGGCTCCAGAAAGTCGAATATTTCAACAGCTGAGCAAGATTGGTACTCGACCTATGCTGGTGGTGGCGATATGGATGCCGTTGTGGCAAGGGTCTTCAGGTACGAGTTTCGGGCAGGTAGCTGACAATGGACTATCAAGCAATTTGTGCGGCACTTGAAGTCCCGATTAGCTCGGCCTTTATATCTCAAGCGCCAAATACGCAGCTTTATTTTGACAACATTATTGCTATTCCGCCTGATCCAGACAAAGAGTATGCAATGATCAACATTGCATTTGGTAATACCACTGAGTCTGCTATCAATTCCCTGCTTGATCGTGCAAGGGGAATTATTGTCATACGAATTTATACGCCAAAGGATATCGGCGGTCTACGGGCTCGTCAACTCAGTGCTATTGCCAAAAGCGTGTTGAGCGATCTTGGTAAAACTAGAAAGACAGCAACCGGTATTTTCATTAGAACTCAGAATATCATGGGTCCATCCTTTTCAATGAATAACGAATCTCCGCACTTTTTTGCTCGCATCGAAGCCGCCTGGCACGCTACAAAGTCT